GTCTACCCCCCCGTCAACCACTCAATGGTTATAAGGTTTTTACCCCGGCGTATGCATGACTGGCATGCACGTATACCTATCTACATAGGTCAACCGTAGCCGTGAGGCTAAAGGTCCGAAGTAGATTTATTATGGTATGCGTGTAGTCGATCTAACACCAATCAGTTTATCAAATTGATAAACTCAAAAGCCTCGTCTGTGTTAATCAAACTACGCACAAGAGGTGTGTCAAAGGGTCGCAGAAACCTGCTGGTAGGGGATATTCCCGTATCAGAGATTCTCACTTCCAACCTGATGAACTGAACAATTTCTTCCAGTTCTTCGATTGACACTTACCTAGCTCGAAATGCAAAGAACGTGTTCAATGCAAGCTTGGATATCTGCTTCGTGTTTGAAGGGATATCCACCTAGCTCATGGTGCTAGCTTTATAGGCTAGTCCAGGCTAGTCGGCCTCGAATTTCCTAATTAGGGAATTCCACCTTAAAAGCCAGTTGTAGGGTGAGGTTTGACACCGTACAATCTGGTGCGTTTCTATCAGATCAGGTTCACATAAGAGAACTTGAAGTTGGAACGACTGACTAAGCGAGCTCACTACCTCCTCAAGAGTATTGAGGCCAGTAATGACTTCTCCTTAGCCCACCATCGAATCCTTCAACTAGCTCTGCATATGTTTATCTATAAATGATAGATCTATGCATTTCAGGATACGTCTCCTGAAATCACTGTCAACTCGCTTAATGGTCAGGTTTTTCCTGATCAATTCAGCCATGAGTTGCCCCAAATGGTTGCGATTAACCAACTGGATCCCATGATCGATTCTACGACCCTGCGATAGGTATCGAATCCAGTCTAAAATCTCTGATGATAATCCATCATCGAGAGAAGATACTTACTGGAAACATAACATCCAGGAGTGATCTAGTGTCATAACACCAGCGTTATACCAGTCTATTCCATCCCAAATGGAGATAGCTGTATAGGTTGGTAGATTCTGGCCTCCAAGTACCTTAGAAATGGTCTATGGTGCTTTGAAGCAGAAATCTGGGAAGTACTTGCCCCAGTAAGAGTACTAGAGACAGGCTACCATATAGAATTTACATTCCATGTCTAGCTGTTCTGCTAGGTACTACTGCTGTGTTGTCAACATTCCACCTTTGGAAACCAACACAGCGTATTCCGTGCTACAAGGATCTCCCTTTCTCCATGGTGTAAATAATCTACACTTGATGGCGTCTGAGAATTCAACTTTCCATTTAAGAACTCCTCGCACATTAGCCAGGGAGGTATGGCAGCGGTCCTCTGCGAGAGTGCCGACATACTAGCTAATCTGGTTCTTACCTGGTGATAATTTGAACCCGACTTAGGTGGCTACTCTGACAAATCTCTCATAGAATTGTGGAGTAGCGACTGTGAATAAGTCATCTCCAATGATGGAGAACTTCGTTTATTTGTACATAGTGGTATATAACCGACTTATGTCTGAACCTAGATCCCAAACGAGCTTTGGGTTTAGATCCGCTTCTGAGACTATTGCACAAAATAAGTTCAATAGCGTCAGGACTAGGAATGATGTTGAGTCGCCCATCATTAGGCCCGA